GCCCTGAACATCACGCAGGAAGGGCTCGACAAGATTACGGAACTGAGCACGTGTGAACTCATCGTTAAGCTCGAACAGCTGGAATTTGGCAGCTGTGGCAATTGCCTTCTCGAGGACGATAAACAGGCGCCGCACGTTAATCCGATCAAACTCAGAAGGCTTAACCTGAGCCGTTTTGTCACCAAAGAGAATAATACCTTCCCCAGGGAACGAGACGATCGGATTGACACGAGCCTTATACAGTGTATCACGCTCAGTCTTAATCGGATTAAATGCAAGTTTGGTGACGCCGCGAACCTGACCACGATTGAAGCCGGCGGGTGAGAACCAAGGATCCTGCACGTTGTCAGTAAAGGCACAAAGACCGGCAATATCACCGGCAGCATTGATCCAGCGGAATGTATCATTGTACTTGTCAAAGACATACAGCGCGCCAGAATCAAAAACCGCATAGGATGATGAAATAATTGAATCAGCCCATTCCTTTACGTTGTCCACTGCATCAACTTGATTCACAGTACGCGAAATAGCAGGTGAAACAAATGCAACAACATCCTTACGATCTTCGGCAATCGCGATGAGATGCTCCGCCAGTTCATTATCATCAGTCTCTGAAACCGGGGCGCCGATTAGAAAATTGATGTCAATTGTTTCAGCATCGGCAAACAGATTATACGCAAGCTCAAGCTCACCTACCGTTGGCTCTGCGGCAGTACCATCTGAACCATTCACCAACTCATAACCAAGGACATCATCGACCGTGGTATACTGAGGGACAGCATCCGAACCGGCGGTGGGAAGTGTAGAATCAGTGGTTCGCTTACCCGAATCCGATAGCTGTGAATCAGCAGTACCGACCCAGACAAAACGTGACTGCTGATTAATTACCTCAACATAGTAGTTTGTCTGACCGTTATTGGCCTTTGCGTCGCGAGCCTGCGACAAACCTTCCCAAATTTCAAGAATAGCACCTCTAGTACCAGTAATTTGACCGCCTTCATCAACAATAACAATGTGAAGTTCATCGTCTTCAACACCGCGAGAATTAGCGTAATCACTTGTACCTGGGGCAAAGTTAAAACGATCAGCAAATTCTGAAAACATTGGATCGTTAAATGCAGTCGCGTTGGTGACCACATACACGCCGATTGAGTCGCCCAATTCACCCGGGAACTTTGAGACAAACTGCTGATCAGCGTCGAACGTAACTGTTTCGTAGTGCTCCTCATTCTTAACCAGAATGCCAGCAGCACCAGAGGATGAATTAAGCATGCCTTCTTGCTCAGCACGAACAACACGAAGATCGTTTGCGTATTGTAGGAACTGCGAGGCAGGCAGAAAATATTTAAATGTTGTGTCGTTGGGCTCAAAGAACCGATCTACCAACTGATTTTCGGAACCAACCTGAACGACGCGATCAACGGGGCCCCAGGCAAATGCGCCTGCGATAGCACCGATTGATGTCGAAACGGCCGGAACCACATTGGTAAGATCAATCTCATTGATCTCAACTCCAGGAGAAACCTGAAAAGCCATGGGTTATTCCTCTCTTCTCTCAGTAAAATTGATAAGAATTCGCATAATACGGTGGTGTGTCATTGGTACTATTTATAAAATCCGAAAACTCTCAGAAAAATGTACCGAACTGATCGTCATCACTCGTTGTCCATACGTCACCATCAACGACCTCAAAGCGATTATCAAGTCCGTTATCAATCTCACCGAAAGGTAACATATCGTCTTCGATCATTTTCATCTGTTCTGCATAAATCATTTTCTTAACATCGACATCTGCATATTCGGCAAACATCTGTGTCGTTGTAAACCAGCCGAATAGAACCAGATTCATCACCAAATCGTCATGGTTACCATCAGACGCGCCGAATGATGATCCATTTGCTACAAATGTTGACAGCTCCATTATCGTGTATGCGTCTCGGAGGACAATCTGGTCTTGTTCAATCAGATCCTTCATTGTTGATGTGCCGATCCGCTTGACCTTACGGCTCATATGTACACCGATTGCACCTGCCTTTACGGCAGACTCGACAAACACATTTTCGTATTCAAGTTCGTAATAGAGACCATTGCAGACTGTTTCACCAGAATCGTTCGACTCGATGACAACATACGCTTCGTTATAGGTCTTTGCATACTTGTAGATGATATCGGGAAACAACAGTGGTGATATCATATTGTCACGGAATACCGCAACCTGCTTGAACGGCTTGGTCGACACGTCAATAATATTAAAGGTCGAGTAGTCTCGTCCTCGACCCTTTGCCACGTCGACGAACATCATATATTCAGAATCCGGATTTGGTCGCTCGAATACTCGTACCGAATCCTGTTCGTATATAGGATTTTCTGATTTAAGTTTCAGCAACTTGTCACCAGAGATGAGCGTGTTACCCGAACCCAAGAAGTCATTTCCATACTCTTGTTTAAACTGAAGTTCGGACGTATTGGCAATTGTCTCTTGTTTCCATTTCTCGTCACGACCTGGCACGTCCCACCAGTCAATCCGAAACGGTTTAAAGTTATTCGTCTCTTGGACAGCACCTTCCCATAGTTTATGGAATACGTTACCAAGACCGTTTGCGGTGGATGTAATAATAATCTTGGTATTTTTACCCGACGAGATGACGGGATATGTCGATGTGTAAAACTCTGCGTCATTTTGGACAAACGCAAACTCGTCAAGGAACAGTAGGTTCACTGAGAAACCACGGATTGATGATGACGACGTCGACGATGCAATAATCCGAGAGTTATTCGAGAATTCTACCGATGTCTTATTCAGTGCCTTACACCCAGGTTGAAGGAAGAAAGGTAGGTTCTCAAGCGCGAGGGTGACACGCGCCAGCATTTCTTTTGCGGTGGCGCCCTTGTTCGCAAGGATCGCAACTGTTTTCTCTGGATTGAATACCGCGTACCATAGAAGAAATACGACAGACGAGATCGATTTACCCGACTGCCTACATGCAAGGACAATCGAGAACCGATTCTCGTTAAAGTGCTGAAACATCTTTTCCTGATACGGATAAAGATCAAATGGTACAAGACCACCGTCGAGCGAAATGACCTTAATATAGTTCTCGGCAAAGTATACCGGATCCTTCAGGCACTTCGCGTATTCATTGATTTCATGCTGGGTCCACTCTTGCTCGACACCATCACGTTTAATGTTCGCGTTGCCGAGATATGAGGTGGACGACTGACCTTGCATTCGCTGATCTGACATTACTCTTCGTCGCTGTCTTGATCTATTACTGAGTTCTCGTCCATACGTTTATGAAGCATGCGTTGAAGGTCGGTTGTAGATCCAACGTATACATTATTTTGCGTCATATTACCATTAGGTATCTGCTTCTGATCAATCAGACGGACTTCCTTCTTTTTCTTCTGTAGGTCCATCAATCGGTCGGCGACCTCGGCATTCTGTTTCAGCATATTTGACAGTACTTCAAATGCACGAGGATGTTCAGACTCACGAGCAAGGTCGAGCATCAGATCAATGGCTTCGTCACCCTTTTCCGCAAGATTATAGTATTTCGAACGAGCGTAGTCGTAGTCGTCATTAATCTCGTTTTCTTCATTACTCATGACAGCGTATTCCATATTGGTTCAATGTCAGTAATCACGAACGATGCACCCGATGTTGCACCGACCACGATTTCGCCTACCTCAAACTTATCATCAGGTACCGTCACCGTCACTGAATCGGAAGTAGGTTCGCCAGACACAACTGCAGTCGCGCCAGATATCTGACCGATCAAGGTTTCGGAATCAACAATCGGACCATTTGTTACCGTATCATACGAAAGTATTGCAGACTCGTATACCTTAGGATCAAACGATACATTCACGGTAAACTCATCGGATTCATTTGCATCCGATGGTGATACTGTAAGATTCTGTGATGAGAATGGCTCTCCCGTCGGTGTCATATCCACATCAGATAAATTTGTTTTTGCCTCACGAATAATTGATGACTCACTATCAAGTGGCCCATAATATTTAACGCGTGTCTCAAATGTGAGCGTATAGATAATTGATCGTCTTGAAAGAAGGTCGCCCTCGTAGTCATCGTCCATGGACACTCCAGTAAGAGTGAACGGCATATCCGATTTAAAGTTATTATCAACCTCGTTTACTGTCACAGTATATTCGGGTTGGAAAAACGGAAGAATCTGTTCAAGTATCTGAAGAGCATCGTCCGTGTGTTTTGATAGAATGTTCAGTTCAAACGAAAGTCTATACGTAGACGGATAGAACATTGTCCGCGTCGACTGATTACTTGATCCTGGTATTTTATATTGTGTACCGCGAGCAAGTCGAGTTGATTCATCGTATGAGATATCGGTAATTTCAAACGACATACGAGGAAGTTTAATTGCAAGTTTTGGATCATCAAGATTTGCCTCTTGACGAATTCTTGCAAGAAACTTTTGTCTTGGCCCATACGAAAGAGGAACCTTTGAGGTTGTCAGTACCTTATTGGAACCGTCACGTTTAACAATACTGATATTATTAAAAAGTGTGCCGAATACAGAAACGGCCCTTCGTGTATGTTCATGGTAAAAATACTGATCAAACATTATGAATTCTCTCTTGGATCGCCGAATGGATTTATTTCTGAAAAGTCAATAATCTGTTCTGACTCGAGTTCGAACGTACTATTATCGGCAAATTCATCCGACGGGAATACGTACTCATCACCGTCATCAAGATCATATATCTTAGTAATTGTCCAATCAGAATGATCACGCGTTGAGTTAATAAGCGGTTGTCCCATCTGAAGACGAGGACGCGAACCATCGGATACATACAATTGATCAAAATACAAATCAGCGGTTCTCTGAACAAAACCACCTGCCTCATCAGTCTCGTTAAAGCCAGATACTCGACCGATAATCTCTATTGGTGGATCAACGGTATCGTCAACAGTTTGTTTGATTTCATCACCGTATGCAAAACCAATTTCGCCGCCCTGCACCTCAATCGCGTATCTCGTGCCATTGTACATTTGAAAATCATCAATTGCTTCAATCCCAGTACTAAAATCTTCATTTGAATATTCGAACAATTCGCATTGAAGCTCATATGTCGGCAGATTGCTGATTTGATAGAATGGTTGTTCGTGCTCAACGAACTTTATCTGGAACAATGAGTTCGAAAGAGGAAGGTAAATGAGATCACCCTCTCGTGGGCGATCCTCACAAAGGGCATTATCTTGAATATCAACTAGTTCAGAGAAACGTTTTCTTGATACAATAAACGTTGCTTGATCGCGAATCTCAAGACCGAACTTAGAAAGAAGATTTCCGTCGCCCTCAAAGCCTTCCGTGTTTGCAATATACATCTCAATCGTATATGCAGCACGGAAACTTGCAAACTCTTCGTTCAATACCTCATCGGATATTTTAACCTCTCGCGGAAGATATACGACATCCTGTCCATACATCTTGAGTGCTTCGATCACAATGTCTTCGAATAACATCTGTTCCGATCGAACCGATTGCGAGATGAACACATTGGTCGGCATTTAGTATTATCCTACAAAAAAATTGGCAGGCATTTCATATTTCAGTTGCATTTCTTCCTCAACCTGACGAATCTCCTCGGTAGCCTCGTCATATATTTGTTGTCCATTCAGTGTAATACCACCAGGAAGTTCAAGCCCCTCAAATTTTTTAAGATTGATTCCCCACTGTCGCTTAATAAGTGCGGTAAGATAACGCTTAAGAAACATATCATTGTAGATATCTGTGTGTTCATTAGGGTCAATAATACGATAACCTTCAACCACGACATACTCTCCAACCTGAAGTCTATATTCCCAATCAATATTCAGATACAGTCGGTTCATATGACGATTAAATTCAACCTGCGGCGTACCATTAATCATCATATCGACAGTCGAGATATAATTCTGGACATGCACATAATTCGAAAGACTGCCGGCAAAACCGAGGTTGTACATATCGTTTAGCGCCATCTGATATCGTGCATCAAACATCGATACCGACGCATTATCATACGACAACGGGAGAACCTTTACAACATTAATAAGAGCATCAGGAATTGGAATATACTGATTGTCACGATCTTCCTGAGTAATCTCATGCTTAAAGAAGTCATGATAGATCGCATCAGAATGATACTCACGATAGAACTGAAGTGCCTCGTCGACACGGTCCTCGATTTGATCCTCATCGACATTAATTTCAAGTACCGGTGCACCAAGATTGCGGAGACAGTAATCAATCAGACTTTGTCGTGAATTAGGAATCATACAAAAATATCCTATTTAGTATTATGGTGAACCTGTTGTACCCCAGATGGGATAGTTCGATTCCTCAAATGCAGAATTATTAGCAAACCGTTCAGGTTTTTCTGGAATATTAACAACGTTCCATCCGGTTAGATCTTGATTAAAGTCTCTTGCACCACTAAACATTCCTTCCATATCAGTGACAGACGATGTGTTCCAATCACCTATATCTTGATTAAATTCGAATGCGTTAGCAAACATAGAGGTCATATCAGTAACATTCGATGTATCCCAATCACCTATATCTTGATTAAATGTAAGCGCCTCAATAAACATTCTTTCCATATTGGTAACAGATGACGTATCCCAACTGCCTATATCCTCGTTAAATTCTAATGCTCTAAAAAACATAAATCCCATATCAGTGACAGACGATGTGTCCCAATTAGCTAAACCTGTGCCAACAAATCTGTTAGTACGTCCAAACATTTCAAACATATCAGTTACATTTGATGTGTCCCACTCAGAAAAATCAATATTCTTCATAATGGAAAATTTAAATGCATTTCTCATTGTATGTACGGTACTTACATCCCAAAGCCCAATGTCAGGATTTTGCCCTCGAATAGGATGGAAAAAACTCGTCATATCGGTAATAGGGCCAAGAATATAGATTCCTTCATTCTCATACACTTCAATGGTAATAATATCGGGATCAAGATACTCTGGTCTTTCCTCTATATTAATAGGAAAATTTGTACCATCGGATTTTAAATCAGATACCGGATAAAATTTAATTACATCTGATAATGTAAATTCCTCATTTGGTATTGTTTCTCTTGCGCCGTCAGAAAATTCCTTAAGGTCATTAAACGAAGTTTCTGCTGTCTCAGCTACACCTCTCGCAGCATTAATTTCAGATACTGATATTTCACCACTTTTTAAGGACATATTCTCATCGAATCTTATCAATAATAGATTCGATCACCTCTTGTTGTTCTTTGATTGCTTGAATCAAAAGTGGTACAATAAGTTCATATCTAACACCTTTATATCCGTCATTTCTTGTACCGACAGCTTCTGGAAGAACAGATTCAATTTCTTGGGCAATAACACCAACAGATTTTTTACGGACAAAAAGATCATCGATGCCTCCACGACGGTCTAATTCCTCGTCTGTCCAATCAAAATTAACACCAGAAATATTTGCAATTTTACCCAACGCAGAATCAATTTCAGTTATATTTTCCTTCAGTCTTCTATCAGAGGAATAAAATGCCGTAATATTATCCGTTGCCCTAATTTCACCTGAAACTTCTGAAGCAGGAGTACCCACACCCAGTGAATCTATTTGGGTAGCGCTGAGTTCTTGAGTACCTGTAGTACGAACAACGGTATCGTCCACAGATAGAGTTAAATCTGAATCTAAATCACCGCCGCCGCTAATACCCTCTCCCGTACTTATCTTACGAGTGGTTCGAACAACGGTGTTATCAACATCTATTGTTCTGTCGGCAGTTAAATTTCCACCACCCGTTAAACCGTCTCCGGCTGAAATGGTACGATCAGCACGAACCGCATGATCTGTTTCAGTGGTCTCTTTAGAAAGAGTAATAGGCTCAGAAAAAGTTTTTGTACCGGAAATTGTCTGATCAGATTTAATTGTAGCAATTTCGGATGAGTCAATTGCTATTGTAATATCAGTCTGAGTATCCCAGTCAGCAAAATTTGATATGCCAAAACCAGATGAAATTATTCCAGTAACAACATCTATATCTTCAGTCCCATCAAAATCAATATTATTAATTTTAACGGAGTTTTGAAGTGCCGTTGCGGTCGCGGCATTGCCGCTAACAGATATTGACCACGTACCGGAGGCGTTTGAACCATCCGTAGATACAGCATTAAGATTACTTCTGGCTGCCGTAACGTTAGTTAAATCGCTTAAATTACTCGAAGCCTCAAGTTTATTGTCTTTAAGAGAAATAAAATTATTATCAACTTCCGAATTTGTGAGCGGCGCATCTTTTACCGTTACACCAGTACCGCCTTCGGATATTCTTGTTGTTAACTGAGTTGACATTATTTATCAGACCTATCGTTCATTAATTGATTAATCATCACTTGCTGCTGTTTAATTGCCTCAAGAAGTAATGCTGTAATATTACCATATGACAGCAATTTTCTTCCACTATCATCGGAATATACTAGTTCTGGAAGAACCTTTTCAATTTCCTGTGCAATAAAACCAATTGATTGTTCACCGGTTTCCTTCCAATTAAATGACACGCCCTCAATTTCTTCGATGGTTCCAAGAGGGTTACGAATTTTATTTATATTGGTCTTGTATCTAGCATCAGAAAGTGAATTAAAGTTTGTAGCAGCAAGCGTGCCAGTTGATGGATTAAATGTGAGCCTTTGTGAATTTACATTTAATCCAGTAATATTACCGACAGTTTCGTTACTAAAGACTGGATATAAATCGGAATTTGTGGTATTATTATCGGTTATATCAATGCTTGAATCAGTGGATATAACTACAGTTTTTGTATTATTTTCTGTGTCTTGAACAAAAGTGACGTTAGTATCACCCTCGCCATCAAATAATAATGTGTCATTTGCACCTTCGGCAAAAAATTGAACTGCGCCATTAGAATCCCCGATATTTTTAAATACGTCAGGCTCAGGAACTTCTTCGCCAGTGGATTCAATCGTAATAGTGTTTTCACTTGAATTAAACGTAATATCTGTACCGGTACCACCGACAAACTTAATAAAATCAGAATTTCCGTTTGCAGTAATTTGATTGGCATCGGATTCGTCACGAATTGTCTTAAAAATACTCTGATCAGAACCTTTATCACCGTTTGCAAAGGTTACTGCTGTGGTACCATCAAATGAACCTCCGGTAAGACCGTCCCCTGCCGTAAGAGATTCGGTTGTTGTCGTTGAAACAGTAATATCTTCTGTACCGTCAAATGACACACCGTTAATTGTACGAGCAGTTTCAAGCGCCGTAGCTGTGCCGGCATTGCCATTAATATCTCCATCTATGGAACTATTAAATGTTTTTACGCCATCTATGGTTTGATCACCAGAGGTACGAACAACAGTATTATCAACACTTATTGTACCTTCGACCACATTTATCCCACCGTTTTCAGCGGGCGCAAGTGTTGCCTCAGGTGTATTAATTGTTATAGTATTGGTTTCTTCACTAAACGCAACAGATGCTGTTCCACTACCAGCGAATCTGATTGTATCGTTATTAGTTTCCGTAGAAAACTGTGTATTGCCAGTTTCGTCCGCAATATTCTTAAAAATGTTTTGCGCGGATCCAGGATCAGAATTGGATACTGTAATTGAAGCGTTTCCATTGGAAATGGAAATACCTGAACCTTCTGTAAGCCGAGCCTTACCAAGAGTATTACCATCGCTATTACCAATAAGTAATTCACCGTCGATATAACTTGTCTGACCTGTACCACCGTATAAAGACGAAATTGCAGTTGCATTCCAGGTTCCGGTTGTTAAGGTACCGACTGATGTAAGTGAGGAATCTGTAATAGCTGATTCAAGAGTATTTTCGGATAATACCGACTCGCCATTAATTAAGTAAGATTTACCCGAGTTAATATCAATATTTTCAGAACTTGTCCATGCCTCTGTTGAATCGAACCATTTAAATTCCTTTACGGTGGTGCCGTTTAATTCGATACCACCACCGTCTGCAAGACCGTCGGTTGGTTCTGGATCACCTGATTCTTCAAGATTAAGTAAAGAAAGAATCTTATCTTCTAAAATTAATATATCGGTTGATGTTGTTACGGTATCACCATTTACAATAAGATCTTTTTCTACTACAAGACTATTGTTTATTACCGTCTCGCCTTCACTGGAAGCAATGGAAATATTTGTAGCAGCATTTGCGATATTTACGTTTACTGCATTTTGAGGAATGAGATTAAATGATGACTGATTGGTTCTAATTCCGTTTGCATTATTTAACAGTATTTGCGAATTAAATGTTTTTGTACCAGTAATGGTTTGATTGCTATCTGTGGTAACCACTACAGTACGGTCAATATTTAGCTCGCCTTCACTTACATTAAGTCCGTCACCATTGATTCCAGTTATGGTCGTATCACTCAGATTTAACGTTTTATTTGAAAGCGACTGTGAACCTAATTCAGATACAAGTGTACTACCACCTGTAGTACCATCATGAACCACGAGCGTGTTTTTTGTTGTATCTACTGTGACCTGTCCCGGTTCACCAGTAAATGAATCGGTTTCGGCGGTTGTTTTTCTTTGAAATCTTAGTGATTTATTGGTATCATTCTCTAGATCTATATCGCCTACCCAAATATTATCCGGTAGTTCAATTGCGGGATTTTGCCAAACCTCTCCATTTGAATAATATAACTCGCCATCTGCATAAATGATAGCGCCTTCATAATACGCAGGATCGAGAGTAATTGGAGTAGAGTATTTTTTACTCGGTCCAATAATATTATCATTAAGACGTTTCTGTGTTTTCATTAGTTATCACCGAGAGGATTATTTAATTCCGCCTGGCCTTGTGTATACGAGATATGCGCAGTTACGGCGCCATTGGCATCAGCAACTGCTTGAAGTCTATCATTGGTATCCGATAAAAGAAATTGACCATTTAATGGCAAATAAACAACATCATTTGCCTCAACAATTATATCATTTACAATAATAAAATTTGCTCCACCTCTTTGAATTCTTACACTAACAGTCTTTGCCGAACCCGTATTATTTGCAAGAATAAGTGGTGATGAAATTTCTGCAACACCAGGAACATCACGTCTATCGGCAGAAAATCCTACTTCAGGTACATTAAACCCACGAACAACAATAATATCATTATACGCTGTTGTAAGAAATTGTGACACAGCAAATGGTTTTGCTGATGGTGCTTGATCTGTAATAATGGGATCCATTTACATTTGTCTCCAAAAAATAAGTTTATTAAATCAATCCACGAGAATTAGCAATCCTTCGGGCAATTTGTCTAACACCGCTGGTAAATGGTGTGCCTTCAAGACGACCAGTAACGCCATTAATTCTTGTGCCACCGGCAAAGTACTGATTATTTCGTTCGTCTGAACCGGACCATCTTACTCGGCCAAAATTTTGTTGAAGTACTGTAAAAGGCACGTCTCGATTTTGTCCCGGTTTACCTACGTTTAATGGAAGAGCATTTGAGTTAACTCCTGCACCGGCATTATTAAATTGATGGGCAAGGCTTTCGACAATTGATCCAAATCTAATTTTTTGAGTTAATCCTATGTCTTCCCATATATCATATTCCTCATCATATTGCCAGAGGAGTAACGTATCTTCAGCAAGAATAATCGGAGTAGATCCATCGAGATTTGCACCAATAAATCCTGAGAGCTCAGAATCTGGGTCGCCCTCAACAGACGATACGTTTTCTGTTGGAGGCGCACCATTTATAGTACCAATAAGTACGGTATTAATTAACCCATTTACTGCTGATTGTGAGTCTGAATCGCCCGATAGAAGAGTATTAATCCGATCTCTAATAAATTCCCACGAAAAAATATAAGGATCCTTTAATTCTGATTCAAATACATACTCTGCCTGATAATCAAATCGAGTAAGAGTAAACGACTTTGTAACCTCGTCACCACCGTCTCGTAAATCAAATCTAAGTGCCCTACATAGATTATTAGCAACACTTTTGAACGATTCTTCTTGTTCGGGTATGTTTACCAATGCACCATATTCACCAACAAGAGCATCCCACATATCATCAATAATTACATCTTGATTATTAAGAATTAAATTTGCGGCCGTATCTGATTTATGTGTATCTGTTGAATCCAACGGTCTTACGACCCATGTAAATCCTCTTGCACGAATTGATACATCTCCGAACTGTGTAGCCGAGTTATTCAAACTTAGCTGCCCACCATTTAACGCATAGAATCCACATTGAGTAAAGATTGAAATTGAACTGATGCCGTTCATGTAGCCGCCATTTTTTACCACGTAACCTAGACCGTTTGGTGATCTAGGTGTTGCGCCAAACGATAACATACCTGGAAAAATGGAATTTGGATTTAATACTGCTCGGTCAACAAGAATCACCCCTCCTCCGGCTCCTACCTGAGGATTAGGTTCAACTGTATAATTATCATTATCAAATGAAAAGCCGTCAGGAATTTGTTCTAAAGCATTTGTAATTGCATCTCCTTCATAATTACTAACCTGACTACAATCACGAATATAAGGAGTTCGGATAATTGTAGCACCAGGGGCAAAGGCAATTGCAAATCCGCCAGAGGGGTCATTAAAATTGTCTATCTTTTGATTTCTAAATGTAAATCCTTGTACATAACAACCAGAATTCACAAGAAACATATTACGAAATTCATCGCGACATATCTGTGAGGCAACTATATTTGTTACATATTGACCGCTATCAGAGATAAGCGAACAGTTAGGGGGAATTTCTAAATTGCCATCCTCAACATATGTACCGGGATAGACCTTTATACTTACGGGGGTATCAAGTTCACTAGCTGCTTGAAGGGCCGCACCGATTGTAAAAAAAGATTTTTCTGGTGAAAATCCATCATATTGATCATCGCTTCCATTCTTAGTAACATAAAGTACATTAAGAAATGGATCTAATGGCTGAACAGTAAACTCAAATGCAAATTCCCACTGATCTCCGACCCAAATATAAACCTCAGCATCTTCCTGACTCCCATCACCGACAAGTAACCATGCATTGCCAAGTTCAGCAGTATCAGGAAATCCGCTTGCGTCTTCCGAAAACCCAATTACATTAAGAAGTATATTAAGGTCCTTACCGGGATCACCTTCTGGCCCCGGAGGTCCGGGTGGTCCTGGCGGAAGAAGCTCATCAATATTATTAATGAAACGAACAATTTCATTAATCTTTTCTCGAGAATTTTTACCTAATTCTCGATTAATAAGTTCCTCAAGCGGAAGATCAGGAAGATCTGACATTTTTACCCCGGAATAATCAGTTAACTAACACTGTTATTTATACAAAATTATTTATATCAAATACGGATTACTCCTTATAGGCGGACAACCTTGTCTCACCAGCCGTAATTGCTGCATTAAGGTCGGTGATATCCTCATCAGACTCTGTTATCTCAGTTCTAGCAACAACGTTTTTTAGATGCCCGACGTTTCTGTCAATTAAATTATAAAATTCCTCGGTAAATTCGTCACCACCATCAATCTGTTCAATCGTGCTTTCGATTACCCATACGCTATCGCGGGCTGCCTTGATTGTTTTCTGTACTTCGTTTAGTTCTTCCATTTCTATGCTCCTATAAATGTTGAATTGGTTTCGTCCGAATTGTCATTATTAGCTGTATCAATTTCATCTAAATCTCTCCAAAATTCCGCATTTTTACATTGATTAGTAATAAACTCAGAGAGAATTTCTGTTGGGTCGGGTGATGTTTTTTCAAGTTCCTTTCTTACATCATGCATATCCGTAAACCCATATACCGACGAATCGGCCTCTTGATGAATATTTTCAAGATTTTTAAAGTCATGATCATAATACTCTTCATCAAGAAAGTCATATAATTTTTTAATTGTGTTTTCTGGTTCGTTAATTAAATCATCGTATTCAATAAAATGAATATACCTCTGATATCCTTGGATTAATGCTTGCTTAATTCCATTATAACTCTGCCCTACAATGCCATTATCACTTGCGAGAAACTGACACCGATTGTCATCAGTCAAAGGTATATTACTTTTAACTAACATCTCGTCGATAAAATTAATTCTACCATTTACCTCGTATGGGTTACGACGATGCATTGTAATAAACGATGTAAAAATTTCATCAAGATTTCTTACTGGGCAAATAATTTTTGGTTCAACACCAATATAACCAGAAATATAATGAATTCTATTGACCCATGATCGATTTTTATCAAAAATAACGGACTCTTCGACATCACTATAATAATCACGAATTACATTAGAGATTATCCGCGCAGCCTGCTCGTTCTTGGGATATGCCTTAAATAGCTCATCCTGGTTAAGCGTGTTCTCAAGCATAAACATAAGTCCTGTAACCGGAGAACTTGGCCCAGAATAAAACTTTGGATTCTGATTTAGAATGGCAGAAAGTAGTGTACTTCCCGATCTTGGCAACCCCGCCATAAAATAATAGTCTTTTGAGTCTCGCATCATTTCCTCACGCATAATTTCAGCAATCATTTCCTTCATTTATGGCAATCCTTTATTGATTATCAACAGATTCAATAATTTTATCTATATCAAAAGGTTGCACGTCATCGGCAAATGGATATTCAACCTCATTGCCATTAAAGTCAAAGTCAAATAGATAACTTCCAGGCAATTTAAAATCGTATGGCACATCAGTCTTAATGTTATCATGCAAATCGTAACCAAACACATTGGGACTTGTTCCGTTCCAAAGCACCGTCGATTTTTTGTCAAGTGCCGCACACGCGTGTTGTACGCATGAATCAATTAGGACTCTTTTCTCTGAATGCAAAATAATACTAAAGTATTCCATCAACGAAAGTGTCTGTCCCTGCGTAGCAAAGACATGTTCGGTATCTTTTAATTTAGGTGAGTTTAGTTTCGTGAGCTGAAAGATATGGTAGTCCTTCTTGTAATGGTTAACAATTTCTTGACCAATCTCAACCGGCATGTCTCGTGTCCACGAATACGGTTTTGCATCCTTGGTCATGAGACCTCCGTTTGTATGAAGAATCATCAATGGTTTTTCTCGACTCCAAAAATCCTTCGACAGATTATACTGAAGCCTATTAAATTTAAGATGAGGCTTTTCACCAGAATACGTAATGCCATACATGTCACACCAATTCTCAATTAATTTTTTACGAGCATGGATGTGGTTCGTTGTATAATATGGTTCGTTGTGAAACAGAATTGAATCCTTATTCTGGACGTATTCTTGATAAAAATACTGCGTTGCGCCTATCTGATATACTCGATCTACAAACCCCAGATTAATAAAGATCTCTGGATACGCGCAAACTACTATGAGTTTACGATCGGGATAATTATTCGTAATTGCCTTTGCAACTGCGGTGGCTGCAATGTGTTTTCCAATACCGCCTTGTACATGAAAAATGCTGTATTTTGATTCTTTCATAGTTTATGTTTCAACTTAAAGTCGCCTTGATACATTTTATTGCCAATATGAGAAACAGTATGGTATGGATTACACCAAATGTCATACCCTAATTTTTTAATCTTATTCGAAAGTGTAATATCTTCTCCTACAAAACTACCGTCATTATATGTATACTCACAGATATTTTTTAGAATATTACCTCTAAATTCAATACTGTCATTTGATTTCCATAAAGCGGAGATAGTATTTTTTGATAACTTGAGAAACCCGGTTCCCGTTTTTCCCACCTGGATATATCCATCATCAGAATCTATAACCCTGTCCTTTACGTCAGGAAGCCAGATATTATATGCATTCCCACCATCACTTTTATTTACGACAGGTACGGTGACAACATCCTTTTCAGATAAAATAATATCGATTAACGTTTGTGCACCCCAACATTCGTCATCATCAATAAAAACAACCGTATCATATTCTTGTTGATATGCAAGATTCAGTAATTCATTCCTTGCCATCGGAAGAATACTCTCGTTTGCAAGAAAGGTACACCTAATATTTAAATCATATTTTATACCGAGTTTTATAGACTCTGATAAGCTGTCGACAAAGTATGCATCAACCTTTTGGTCAAGACACGGTGTAGCTATTAATACTTCTTCCATAATATATGACCATTTTTGCTATAATAGTATATATTATACCACATATAGCAAGTGATGTAAATTATAATATTATTCGGTTGTATTAATCATTGTTCTTAATTCTTGAATTTCTGACGACATTTTATCAATTTCTGATGACATCTCTTTAATTGAGTTTACAAGAACAGGAATTAGATGATCATTGGTCATCTGAAGTTTATCATTATTCTCTGTCGATACTATTACAGGATGATCGCCTTCTGCCTCAAGCACGTCCTGAGCAGAAAACCCATATCTTCTTTTACCGTTCGGATCGGTAATCTCATCGGTTTTTCTATCCTTAAACGAGAACTCGATCGGATTAATCTTTTCGAGGAATCCACGACCATGAGGAACAGTGCCAAATACACATTTATCACGAACATCTGAAACAACGGTCCAACCGACCTGGATCTGAGCGCAGGTGTGATCTGCGTTGCCCATAATGATTCGATTGGACTCGGTCGTTAAATTGAAAAGACCATCTGGCGTAATTCCTGTAGTACCAGAATTGAGACCGAAGGCTAAGTTATTCGAACCGCCTGTATTATAACGTCCGGCGCACTGACCAATAAAGTTATTACACGAACCGGTTGTGTTGCATATTCCGGCATTATCACCGATAAACGTATTATTAGAACCGGTTGTATTACAGAGTCCGGCAGCGCGGCCAAAGAAGCTGTTATCCGATCCGGTTGTATTGGAGCATCCGGCAGCCGAACCAAAGAAGCTGTTATCAAAACCGGTTGTATTACTGCATCCAGTCCCATTACCAAAGAAGTTGTTATTAATACCGGTAGTGCTATTAAACCCGGCATCATTACCGATGAAGGTATTATATGAGCCGCCACTATTGTAACGACCGGCATTATTACCGATGAAGGTATTATATGAGCCGTCATTATTGGAGCGTCCAGCTAAATTACCAAAGAAGTTATTATATGAACCGGTGTCATTTAAGGCTCCCGCTAAAGTACCAAAGAAGTTATTGTCTGAGCCTGTTTTACTGAAGATTCCAGCACTATCACCAAGGAAATTATTGTTAAAACCAGTTGTATTGAGGAATCCAGCGGTTTGACCAAAAAAGTTGTTATTCGAGCCGGTTGTATTGGAACATCCAGCGGATCTACCAAAAAAGTTGTTATTCGAGCCGGTTGTATTGGAACATCCAGCGGATCTACCAAAGAAGTTGTTATCGATGCCAGTAGTGTTGTTAAACCCGGACTGGTTGCCAATAAAGGCATTATGGCAACCGGCTGTGTTGGAGAATCCGGCAACCTGTCCAATAAAGGTGTTGTGTGAACCGGTTGTATTTTTGCATCCGGCACGGTAACCAAAGAAGGTATTGTGTGAACCGGTTGTATTACCAGCTCCGGACTGGTTGCCAATAAAGGCATTATGGCAACCGGCTGTGTTGGAGAATCCGGCAACCTGTCCAATAAAGGTATTGTCCGACCCGGTTGTATTAGAGCATCCGGCACGAAACCCAATGAAGGTATTGTGATCACCGCTTATATTGCCACATCCGGCTTGGCTACCAATGAAATTATTATGTCTACCTTCTGTATTACAAATTCCAGCGCTCGAACCAAAGAAATTGTTGTGGTCACCAGTTGTATTTCCAAGTCCGGCAAGGCGACCAATGAAGTTATTGTATGCACCGCTTGTATTGGAGACTCCGGCACTATTACCAAAGAAGTTATTATGGTCACCAGCGGTGTTGTTGAGTCCGGCATTACTACCAAAGAAGTTGTTGTTGTCACCAGTGGTGTTGTTGAGTCCGGCAAAGCAACCGATGAAGGTATTGTGTGAACCGGTTGTATTACAGAGTCCGGCAGACTGTCCAGCAAAAAAGTTACCAGAACCCTCGTCGCCGGTACCTGCCTCTGAACTGAAAATTGTGCCACCAGATTCTGTCAGAGTAAACTCACCAATATTATCGGCAGAGTCAGAACCGATAAGTCCAACCCATTCGGTACCGTTATACTGCTCCAGTGAATTAAGTTCTGTATTAAACCGAATCATTCCAACCTGTGGTGATTCTGGTCGTTCTGCTGTGGTACCTGAACCTACTTGAAATACCTTGTCATCAAATATGACGGTATCGCCTTGAATCTTAATTGCCATCTTCGCGCTATCCTTCTAAGTGCTCGGCTGGTTATTTACTGTGGTTATTCTCAATATTATCAAGTCTTGTTGTTAGAGTATCAACCTCATGCGACAATTCTTTGTGCTCCCAAGGTAGTTAATTGTAGTATCTTCAAAAAGTGTTTCTTGTGGTTCAATACCTACCGCGGCATTTGATATAGCAGTACCGGTTCTATCATCAGTTATTTCAAGGGTAAAGCTACTAAAATCTTCACTTGCAACCAATGTGCCTTGCTCTGTAGCAAAAATACCATAATCGGTCCCCGCAACTAATCCACCGGATGGCATTTGGATACTAGTGCCCGACGGAATTTCGACAACAGTACCATTTACTTCAACAACTAAGTCCGTTGCTGATTCGGCAGTGTCATTACCAGTTTTTTTCCAAGCTACCTCGCGTTTGGTTGCTTTAGAAAAAACTCCATCTTCTAAACCAATAACAGCTGCACTAGTCTGCGTAGTACCGTCAGGAAACTCAACGCCCATTGGTTTTAATTTAGTCGGCATGCTCTTTACCTTTTATGTTCAGTACTGTTATTTATCTCACAATAGCAGCATTTCCAGAAGCAATAGCTTCGTCGATTGGAGTCATATCTTCATTGGTCCAGAAGTCAGACTGTCGCTTATTTTCCAAATACTTTATATTAATACTGATAACGTACTCTCTTTCTTTTGGATCAGTTAATATATTATCTGCGTCACCGTTTAAGATTTTATTAATAATATTTACACTGACTAAGCAACGTGAATATTGTTTTTCAATTTGATCTGCTGTAAGTTGTTCAGTCATTTTATTCTCCTTCAAGTTCTTTTAATCTGGTCTCAAGGATTTCTACCTTGTAAGATAAGTCTTTGATAGCCTGAACCATTACAGGAAGCAGAGTTCCATAAGATGCTTGTATCTTGTCTTCTTCTACTTCTCTTACAAGATTTGGAATAGTGATACCCGTATCTTCTTGCACTTGTTTGAGGTCTTGGCCAATAAAACCTATGTCTTTCTGACCTTTGCGGCTGCCATCTCTTTTATCCCAAACAAAATCTACAGGCTGCAATTTATTTACAAAATCTAACCCGGCTTTGACGGGTGTAATATCCCTCTTATCACGCCTATCAGACGGAGCAGTAATTGTTGTCGCCGCACATATTAGAGTATCTATGCTACCGTTACCTAAAGTGATTTCGTTATCTGCACCACTAAAAGCACCGAACCCTAAGACAGTTGAGTTGAAGTAGTTGTTTGTATCGCAAAACCTGCCAATAGCTGTGGAGGCCATGCCTTCTGAGGCTGACGATGAGCCAACGGATGTGTTCCAAATACCAGCAGCCGCATCTTGGCTGTTGCTGTGACCAATGTATGTATTACCATAACCACCAGCTAAATCTTCAGCACACTCCACACCGACAGAGACATTAAGTCCGCCGTTCGAGTTCGGCGCTGCTAAATTACCCAATGCAAGACTACTTCCTGTAGCTTTGGCGTCGGATAGGTCGTCAATAGAAGAAGCGCCACCACCACCACCACCACCGACTGTCGTAGAACTAATGCCAGTAATATGACCAAACCCATCAAGAGTGATGCCTTGAATAACAGTATCACCGGAGTTATTAACCGAACCTTGGCTTGAAGTATCCGCATGGTTTAGCGTAACTGACCCGCTTGACCCGCCACCCGTAAGACCAGAGCCCGCAGTGACTGCGGCGATGTCGCCAGTCGCGCCCGTGGTTATGCCGGTTACATGTCCATTAGCGT